GACGATTAGCGACTACATCGTATCTCACGAAGGCCGCGTGTATGTCCGTGCTGAAGTTGTCGTCTTTGACTTCGAAGGTAACGTAATCAATGTGCAGGCACAGGCCCGTGAGGAGGACTCAAAGAAGGGCATGGACGCTTCTCAGGTTACTGGGGCCACGTCATCATATGCTCGTAAGTATGCCCTCAACGGCATGTTCCTGATCGACGACACCAAAGACAGCGACTCTACCAATACACACGGGAAAGAAACTGCCACAGCCCCAAGCCGTGTACCAGTAGGCGGCGCAGCAGCGCGTGAGATTATCGCAGAAGAAGAGTCGGCACTCGCTGAGCCTAGCATCATGGACAAAGCAATCTCATACGTGAAGTCTTCGACCAACAAGAAGCAGGCATACGAAAGCGTGATGTCTAAGTATGGCAACGAGCTGTCTGATCGGCAGAAAGAAGCCATCAAGAAGTTCGTTCGATGAGGATACCAGAGATGCTGATGCAGAGGTACAACAAGGAACACTTGTCGTACTCCTCTTTAAAGAAGGCGCTAACTGACATCGCTCTCTTTGATCTCCACATGAAGGGCAAGGTGGAATACAAATCTGACGCTCTGGAATTTGGAAGTATGTATGACGCTATATTGTTTGACTTGGACAGGGCTAAGGCTACCTACAAGGTTCTTAGTAACCAAGAAATCCTCGGTATGTGCAGCGGAAAAACCGCAAGCTCTAAAAGACCAGAGGCGACTGCTGAGTTCAAAGAGATAAAAGAAAAGATGCGGATCGACCTGTTTGATAGTGGCGTGCTAGTGTGCTCCCAAGAGGACTGGGATCAGGCGATAGCCATGGTAGACCGCCTCCGAGTGTGTGGCATCTTAGACACCTACCTGAAGGGTGATTACCAAAAAGAAGTATATGGAGAGATCAATGGCGTTATTATCAAGGGTTATCTTGATTGCCTTGGCAGTGGCTTTATTTCAGACAGCAAGTCTACACGTAGCGTCGATGGCTTTAGGTATGACGTCAACAAGCTGTGCTACGACATACAAGCTTATCTCTACTGCAAGCTTACAGGGATCGACGACTTCTATTGGGTTGTGCAAGAGAAGACATACCCATATCTACCAGCGGTCGTCAAGTGCTCACAAGAAAGCCTCTTCCGAGGAGAGATGAAGTTCTTCAACGCAATAACTAAGATCTCAGCTTGGCTGAATGATGACTCAGCAGGCGAGACAGACTACATGACATTCGAAGTATGAGCCGATTCAACAACACAATCACCTCAGCACTTGCTGTCATAGTGTACTTCGTAATAATGATTATCGCAATAAACCTTTTTTAATTTTTTTCAAATGAGCGAAAACTCAACCAAGTATGATTCCGTATTCATCGGATATGCTGAAGACCCGAAACTTGATCCTAACGGCAAGTATGTATCACAACGCCTTCGACTGAAGGTTCCTGAACTTAAGGACCTCATGGAGCGGTATGCCACCGCTGTAAAACCTGACGGTACTGGCGGAAACGTGTTCATCACTGTAGGGGTAAGCAAGAATGGCAAGTCATTTGCCACCGTGTGGGACCCCAACAGCGAGAAGGCAAAGGAGAACCAGCAGTCAAAGTCTTCTTACTCTAAGAAGCCGAGTGCAGCAGACGAGGACCTCCCCTTCTAAGTTCTTTGGCTTGTATGCCGCTATTGAATGGGGGTTGAAGAGTGTAAATTTCTTCAGCCCTCATTCTTTTAGTGGGGTCAACAACAACGGAGGCAGTACTTCTTTCTTCTGCGTGATGTCCGATCATAAGGACTACGAGGTGCATATCCCTGCGAATGAAGATGATTACGTGATCTTATGCATCACGAACAAAAACGGGGACAACTGCGTGCTGATGAAGTCAACCGATTGTTCAGGGATGACACTGTCTATGCAAGACATGGTCCCTTTGATCAAGCGAAAGTTTAGGATAGAGATCTCATGAAGAAAGACATATACTACCAGACCTTAAAGGTGGGGTTTAAGAAAGACAAGACCATCTACACACGAGAGGTGTACTGCCTGTCTCACTCTGAAGATGTCGGATTGATTGCAGCAGACAACTACAGCATGGCCATCATAGCCAAGCAATGTTACCCTAAAACATACAAGGGTGACGTCAAGATAATAATTAAAGAAATAATTGAATCAAAACTGTTATGGAAAAGTCCTACGAATACGTGAACCATCCCAATCACTACAACGAGTTCTCCAAAGAAACATGGGAGATGATGATTGATGTGTGGGGTCTCGACAACTTCCTCATCTTTTGTGAGATGAACGCTTTCAAGTACAAGATGCGAGCAGGGTCAAAGCTGGGGGAGACCGCAGACAAAGACGTCATGAAGGCTAACTGGTACTTGAACAAAGCAGCAGAGCTGAAATGCAAGTAACTATATTCGAGAGCATATACCACACTAAGTCCCCTAGGTATATCTCTCTGGGCCTGGCGCTTCGCAGGATTCAAGACGGATCAAGCGAGAAGACCATAGAGCTTGTCCGCAGCGGTGACAAGGAGTCAAAGAAGAAACTGCCTATCGTCCTGTTCAGCGGTCAGTTCTCTGATCGTACTGATGACGGGCTGTTTGACCACAGCGGATTCATCGTGCTTGACTTCGATCACGTTGGGTCAACACCAGAAGAGGTGACGCTTACAAAGTCAACTATTGGTACTGACCAATACGTTTACTCTGCATGGATGTCGCCATCAGGTGACGGCATCAAGGTGCTCGTAAGGATTACAAATCCTGAGCGACACAGAGACCACTTTAGGGCGCTCAAGGTTTACTTCAACAAGCAATACGGGATTACCCCTGACGACTCTGGAATCAACGAATCTAGGGCGTGCTTTGAGTCTCACGACCCAGACATAATCGTCAACGAGTCTGCTTCAAAGTTCGGGGCGTTCTCTAGTGAGAGAGCAGACACTCAGGTAGCCGTGGTTCGTGACCACTACACGGACTACATGAAGCTAAACCTCGCCGCCAAAATGATACGTGTCGCAGAGGATGGCAACAAGCATACCGCACTGCTTCGTGCTGCACGACTGTGTGGCGGGTATGTCTCAGCTGGGCGTATGGAGGAGGACGAAGCAATTCGGATTCTTCACAGGGAGATATGCAAGCGTAACATAGACTCTGAGGAGCAGGCTATGATCACCATACGTGACGGGATAGAGCTTGGGAAGAAAGACCCAATCAAAACCCTCGTCTCGAATGAGAAGAGCGCTCAGCGTGAGATGCTCTTGAGTGATGGGGACATGTCGTTCATATCGTCTGACGATGAGGACTTCAGGTGGATTGACAGCTATGCAAATGGAGAGATACAAGTAGGGCTGGATACGGGTGACGCAAAGCTTGACGAGTACTTCAGGTACAAGAAAGAGTTCCTAATCATCAACGGACACAGCAACGTAGGTAAGACTACGATGGCGCTTTATCTCATGGTGAATGCTACTGTACGGCATGGATGGAAGTGGGTTGTGTACTCTTCTGAGAACAGGACCTCTTCGCTTAAGATGACTCTGATGCAGTTCGGGTTCAACAGGCGCGTAAATGAGATGTCGTATGATCAGCGCAAGGCTGCTTACAAGTGGGTTCAAGAGCACTTCACCGTGATCAACAACAACCAAGTGTATAGCTACGCAGAGATTATCCTGTTCCTTGAGAAGGTGCTGCGTCAGCAGGCTGTGGATGCGGTGTTTGTAGACCCGTACAACAGCCTAAAGCTTGACATGGGCAACTCAAACATCGGGGTGCACGACTACCACTACGAGGCAGCGTCTGAGTTCCTGACGTTCAGCAAAGCAAACGACATCGCTGTGTGGCTGAACATGCACGCCGTAACAGAAGCTCAGCGTAGGAAGGGTGATGATGGACTCCCTGTGGCTCCATACGCAGAGGACACTGAAGGTGGAGGCAAGTTCGTGAACCGAGCAGACTGCTTCATCACCATACACAGGAAGGTTCAAGCACCAGACGTAAGCCTACGTAAG